CTCGGTAAGGGCACGAGGGTCTGGCAATTCGCCTCGATCACACGGGGCACGGTGCTGGGCGAGGATTGCTCTGTCTCGCCCTTCGCCATGCTTGACGGCTCCGTCTATGGGGATCGTGTGATCATCTCGGGTGGCGTGATGGCAGGGGCAGGCTTCAAGGTCGGAAACGGTGTGTTCCTTGGCCCGAATGTCGTGCTGGCAAATGATTGCTGGCCGTTCGCGGCGAAAGATGGATATCGCGACGATCTTCTGCGTGACGGGGAGCATTGGGCGGTCATCATCGAGGATGGGGCCTGCATCGGCGCTGGAGCAGTGATCCTTCCGGGTGTGCGTATCGGCGCTGGCGCTGTAATCGCTGCTGGCGCGGTCGTGGAGCGCGATGTGCCTGCCGGGGCAGTCTACCGTCGAAATGGCTACATCTCCCCGCGAGTGCCGCCGAACTGGCGCGAGAAACGGCACAGGTGGGCATGCTGACCGTTGCCACACTGCTCTGGGACGCGAACAGATCGTCGAAGAGCTTCTCACGGATGTACACTGAAGAGTGGGTGGAGAAGCTGTATCGCGGCTTTCGTCGCAATCTGACTGCGCCCTTCCGGTTCGTCTGCCTGACGGACCGGCAGCGAACCTTTGCCGAGCGAGCAATCGAGCAGGACAGAATCAAGGCAGTGCGGCCAAGCTACGCTTCCTGCATTGAAGCGTACCGGATCGACGGGCCGATGATCCTCGTTGGGCTCGATACGATGATTGTCGGAAATATCGACCACCTCGCCGCCTGGTGCGAGACAGCAAAGGTGCAGGCGCTGCCACGCGACCCCTACAGGCCGCAGATCGCATGCAACGGGGTGGCTCTCGTGCCACGTGGATGGACATCCATAGCGAAGCATCACCGTGGCGAGAATGACATGGAATGGGTGAGGAAATTCCCCCACATGTTCATCGATGACCTATTCCCTGGCCAGGTGGTGTCTTGGAAGGGGCACGTCGAGAAACACGGCGCAGAGGGGGCACGGATCATTTACTTTCACGGCGAGCGCAAGCCGCATCAGCTTGCCGATCACCCGCTTATTCGGGAGCACTGGGTCTGATGGCGATACAGGCCGGGATGCTGGACCGCACTATCACAATCCAGCGGTCCACAGAGACATTCAATGATCTCAATGAGCCAGTCCTGGCCTGGCCGGATTTCATCACAGTGCGCGCAATGCGCCGCGACGTGAGCGACAGCGAGCGTTTCGCAGCAGGGCAAATCGGATCGTCTCTCATGAGCCGGTTCACGATACGCTCTTCGGCGGATTCTCGGACGATCACTCCGAAGGATCGGATCGTCCATGAAGGCAGCATATGGAACATTCATGGTGTCAAGGAGGTTAATGAAGGGCGCAGGCGTTTCCTCGAAATCACCGCAGTCAGGAGCAATGACTGATGGCGACCCGCGTCCGCGTCGAGGGCCTACGCGAGCTTGAAAAAGCCCTCGCAGAGCTGCCGAAGGCCACAGGGAAGAACGTGCTCCGGCGCACATTGCGCAAGGCAGCAGAGCCAATGGTGGCCGACGCCCAGTCGAAAGCCCCTGTCGATAGCGGGGGGCTACGAGACAGCATTCAGATCGCCACACGCCTGAGTAGGCGCCAAGCCCGTTTGCACCGAAAGATGTTCAAGGATGACCGGGCTTCGGTTGAGGTTTTCGCAGGTGTCTCGGCTCTGCCTCATGCTCACCTGCTCGAATTCGGGACAGGTCCCCGCTACCACAAGAGCGGAAAGTACGTGGGGCAGGTCGCACCACATCCATTCATGCGTCCGGCTTGGGATACGCACAAGAGGCCGATGCTCGACTCCATCAGCAAGGAGCTGGGTGAGGAGATCATGAAGGCTGCGCAGCGGCTGGCGCGAAAGAAGACGGCATAATCCCATGGAAGCAGCGATCACTGCACTCCTGGCGTCGGTCGCCGGAGGGAGGCGCTATTGGGGCCGTGCACCTCAGAGCGTCACCCCTGATGACGGCCCATACATCGTGCTCACGCGAATCGATGGCGTGCGCGACTATCACATGCAGGGCGCGAGCGGGTACGTCGCAAGCCGTGTGCAGATCGACATCTATGCACTCACTTATACGGCAGTGCGCGATACGGTGATCTCTGTCCGAAATGCGCTTTCCGGCTTCAGCGGTGAGTCTGCTGGTACAGACATCCAGGGCATTTTCATTGACAGCCAGCGCGATCTGTCTGCCCCGGATGCAGGCGAAGTGAACCACCTGTTCCGCACCTCCATCGATATCATCGTGCATCACAAGGAGACCTGAAATGACCGATGCCGCCATTGGCTACGGCTCTGAATTCCGTCTCGGGGACGGAGCCTCGCCGGAAACCTTCACTGCTCTTGCAGAGGTGATTAATATTACGCCTCCGTCAGACACAGTGGACATTATCGACGCCACCCACATGCAGAGCCCGAATAGGACGCGCGAGTCCATCGAGGGCCTGATTGATCCGGGCGAGTGCTCGATCGAGCTGAATTTTGTCCCAGGCGGTCCGGCGGATGATGCCATTCAGACGTGGAAATCTACTGGTGGCGTGAGGAACTGTCAGATCAAGTTCCCGAATGGCGTGACCTGGACCTTTTCCGGGCTTCTTACTGGCTACGAGCCGACCGTTCCGGTCGATGACAAGATGACCGCCACACTCACCATCAAGGTGACGGGATCGTATGTGGTTGGGCAGGAGTCCTAAGGCATGGCGAACCCTCATCGTGGCTCGGTCGCTCTTCAAGTGGGCGACCGGGCTTATACCCTGTCATTCTCGGTGAATGCGATCTGCGAGCTTGAGGATGCTCTCGGACAGCCGGTGGCAAAAATCGCTGCAGGTCTCAATGACTCTGAGAACGTGCGCATGAGCACAGTGCGCGCGATCATCTGGGCGGCACTGAGGGACCATCACAGCGAAGTCGACTTCAAAGGGGCAGGAGAGATCGCCACCGAAGCAGGAATTCCAGCCTGCATGGAAGCGATCGGCAAGGCATTCAATCTTGCATTCCCGGAGGCGAAGGAAGACGCCCGCCCTCGGAAGGCGAAGGCCTGAACCCGCTCGACGCCTTGAAGATATGGGTCGAGGCAGGACAGGACCCTTCGCTTTTCTGGCGGCTCACCTATCGCGAAATAGACGTCATCCTCGCAGGCGTCAGCGACCGGCTAAAGCGGGAGCACAACGAAAGGGCTTGGCTTGCTTGGCACACGGCGATGATAGGGCGGGTGAAGAGGCCGCCCAAGCTGAAAGACATGATGCATGGAGCCGCAAGGCCAAGACGCCGGCAGACGATTGAGGAACAGATTGCTATTGCCAAGCAGTGGACAGCAGCAATCGCGAGGGCGCGTTAGTCCCCGGCGAGCTCGAAGAAACTTTTTCATGGTGATGTAATGGCCTCTGCTGTTATTGGTGCTCTCAGGGTCAATCTTGGGATCGACACTGCCGCCTTCTCGGATGGCCTGAAGAAGGCCGAGAGCAGCCTGAAGAAGTTCGGCGCGATGGTCCAGAAGGGCCTTGTGGCTGGTGCTGCTGCTGCGGGTGCCGCCCTGACAGGCCTTGGCGTTGCCGTAAGGAGCACCATCAACGCCGCCGATGACATGGCTAAGTCGGCACAGCGTTTCGGTATACCGATTGAGGAGCTGTCCCGGCTGAAATATGCCGCCGATCTGTCTGGCGTCTCATTCAATGAGCTCGGGACTGGTGTTCGCCGCCTGTCCCAAAACATGAGCGACGCGGCTCAGGGCACAGGCGAGGGGGCTAAAGCTTTCGAGCAGCTCGGGATTTCCGTCACTAATGCGGATGGGACGCTCAAGTCCGCCTCTGAGGTGATGGCCGAGATCGCGGACCGCTTTGCTGCTATGCCAGACGGTGCGGAGAAAACTGCGCTCGCCATGGATCTGATGGGGCGCTCGGGCGCCAACATGATCCCTATGCTGAACGGCGGGGCCGAAGCGCTGAACAATCTGATGGCTGAGGCCGACACATTCGGCCAAGTCTTCACAGCAGAGATGGGTGCCCAGGCCGAGGC